CATTAAATCCTCACGAGTTAGATATTTAAGATTTACAGAAAAACCATCTATATCTGGATATTCAATCCAAACAGACGATTGTTCTGCCATCATTTTTTTGATTTTACTCATAGTGTTCCCTCAAATAGAAAGTGCTCATCACATATCTGCTTTTCTTAGGTGAGGGGGGACCTGAATCGCAAGTGATGAGCACTCATGGTTAAAAAATTAATGACCCCCCTCAGAATCATTCAGCTTATGTTTTAGCTGCAAATATTGTTACTTCTCCACCATCGCCTTTGGTAGCAGTAGTTTCTTGTGCAACAAAGTTAACTGACATAGATATAACATCATCAGTTGCAATTTGTGGAAATTCAAACTGACAAGCATCTAATTGAAATGCTACATAAGGTGCAGTTGTTCCACCAATTATCAAGTTAGCATTAGATGTTTGTGCTGAAGAAGTTCTTGAATCTTCTGAAATGTTACGTAAAAATCCTGCAGATTCTAAGTCACCAGTTCTAAGATACATAGTTGCTGAACCTGTTACAGCTCGTGAACCTGTAAATTGACCAATCGGCTCGTTAAGAGACGAAAGTTCTTCTGGTGTTAAATAAGTAATATTATTGTTATAATCAAAACTTAATGCAGTAACTGGGAAGGTAAACCTCTCATCTGAACCACCAGCAGATGCTTGGTGATGAAACTCAATTGTACTTAAACGATTCTTAATAAATGAGTTTGTGCCCGTTGCACCAGCTACATTCATTTGTGCAAATGAATGATAGGATGCAGTTACTGTTGCATTCTCAGTAGTAGAATTAGCAGTCACAGTTGAACCGTCATTTAATACTCCACCAAACACTGAAATAGCGTTATTACGTGGAACACCTGTAATTTCTTTTAATGTAGTACCAAAACCTGACCATGTTGTTGTAGCAATTTCTTCAATTCCTGCATCAACTGTAGCTTGGTTCACTGTTGCATTAGATACCTGATATACAACGTTATCTAATTTAAAGTACATATGATTTTCAGTTGCTGTTGAAAAGTTAGATTTACTTGGAAATGAGCCAGTACCAGCAGCTACAGTAGTAGTTTGTAACTTACCTCCTGATGCCCAAACTGAATTTTCTTCAGTTCCGTCAGCAACTTTAGTGTTTGAAACCATTGATTGCCATAAAAACCAATCAGCAACTGGTTTAACATTTCCAGTGTTATTAGTTTTTGCAGTTGTAGTGTTTACTTCTGCTCCAGTTTCAACACCAGTCGGTCTTAAATAAGTTTGGAAGTTCCAGTCAACAGGATTAATAGCAGTATTAAAACGCTGTTGTGATCTGTCGGGATCTGTACCAGACTCCAATGAAGTGATATCTTGTGTTGCAGATGATGATGTTACAGCAAAACCTGCTAATACTTCAACTTTCCAAGTATTAGTTGGTGTCATAGATGTAACTGCTGCACCGTTGATTAAATCAACAGTTGAAAAGAACACTTCTGAATTTCTCTGTAGATTAAGAGATGCCATGTCTTTCTCCTTAATTATTTAGTCTATAGACTGTAGTCAATTCTATTTCCGCTAGACCGTATGGATGTGCTAAACCTTCATCAGTTGAAATATTGTCTATGGTTATATCCTGTATTCCAATATCCGATTTATCCTCCAATGAATATATAACGTGTTCAATATCTTGAACTAGGTCATCGGCTAGACTTTGAGAATTATCTTCTCCAAATACATATGCTCTTAGTGTAACGTCTAATGTTGCTACCGTCAAATCTTTAGAATTGAAGTTTCTTATTTCGGTCCCCGCTGATACATAAACCGCAGGAAAGTCGTTTACTTCATCTAAAAATTTTAATTTTCTGTATACATTTTCAAATAAATTATTATTATAGGTATATGATGCGTCATATGACGAAGTTTGTCCATCAATATTTTTTAATTGTCCTACAATATACTGTACAATTTCTTTTCTTCTTGATGCCATTTTAACCCTTTACTATGCTAAAAGCCCTTGCAAATAACGTTTGTACAACTTCACGAGTCGCTTTTCCTACTTGCTCTGAAGGTTTATATCCATATTTATCTAAATTATCATAAATTGGATTGTACCTATAAGCAATAACATTTTTTCTATAATTAGCTATTATCTCAACACTAGTTCTAAAACGTCCTGTACGTTCAGTTAAGTCTGGTGTTTGTGGCTTGCCAAATTTTCTCATGGTTTTACCGAGTCTACGTTGGACTAACTGAGTCAATTGAACTCCTGAAATGAGACGTTGACGTTCACGTTTTTTACTAGGAATTATTTTTAAAATACCAGGTTTTATAGCTAGTGAAGGAACTCTAATACCTGTTTTTGTTGTTAAAGGTGTTTGTCCACCTGCTTCAAATTCTCTTGCTAAAGCAACAGTATAAGCTGCTATTGCTCTGATTTGTTCATTGTTTGGTCTAGTCTTAGCTCTTCTAACAAAAGTATCTAATCTGCCAAAAATATATTTTTGTAAGCCTGTTGAATAAGCGTTTGTGTGAGCTTTTATAACTTTATCAGTAATTCTTTTTGAATCAAAAGATTTTAATAATTTACTTGTTGCTTTAGCCTCTATTCTATAAGCAGTTACAACTCTCTCAGAAGATCCATCAACGCTTTTTGTTCTAGGTCTAATTCTAAGAGAGATAAAATCAGTAAATGTTTTAGGATTATTAAAATCTAAACCTTTAAGAGGATTTTTTATAAAACTTAACTCAGTTCGTTTACCCTTATCTGCATCGACAATTTTGACTAGTAAAAGGTTTTCTATCTTCTCTGATAAAGCACCTTTTAAACGATTAAATTCATTTTTAACCTCTGGAGCTGATTCTAAAAATTTGAAAGCTTTTATACCTAGTATGTTAGTTGTACCTAAGTCTTGAGTAGCCTGAGCAATTTTTTGAAATCCTGGTAAGTTAGTTTTACCTCCAACATCAATAGCTGTAAAAGAAACATCACCACCAACTTTACCGATTTTTGTTTCAAAAGTGGCTGCTCCTGCCTCATCTTTTAGTACAGAACTTTGACTTACTTTAATACCTGTAAGGTTAAAAAACTGATCAGTATTTATTTGACCGTCAGGTGCTGTTTCAGGAGTTAAATACTTTGCCATTGAAGCAGAAGACATTTTACGTCCTAAACCAATTTCTTCAGATAGGTAATCAGATATATAACGAGTAATTTGGTTTCTTTGAGCGATAGTTACGCGTTTTTCAGCGGCGACAAAAGGTTCAATGTTACCAAGTTTTAAATCTAATCCATCTATTTTTATTGATAAAGGATTAATTTTTGTCATTATTGCACGATTCTATATAAATCTAAAATCCTTCTAATATGTGGAGGAAAGTTGCCTGCAAGAGGATATTTATCACCTCTTTCACCTTCAAAAGAGAATCCTCTTTTTTCTTGGTCTTGTTTATAAATTAATTTTATAACATCAAGAGTAGCCATTTGTAAATCTTGTGGAACCTCTGTTGATTCATATCCTGCTCTGTACTCAACTTTTACTCCTGAAGGAAAAGGTTGAAAAGATGGGGGACCTGACAATGTTAATGATGGATAATTATTTCTAATTGTTGGGTAGGTTCCTCTAACTCCGACTGACCCTACATCTCTAGTTACTTCACCCATATCTCTGGTAAAAGTGTATTCACTAACAGCGTTATGTACATCTTTAGCCTCAGTTGTATTATTTTTACCATCAAAATGTACAAGCATTACAGTTTCTTGATCAGGTCTAAATCTTTTTGTTGGTGTGCTAAAATTTGCTGAATATCTTGCTTTTTCAGATATTCTTAATTCATCTATATATCCTGCAAAATTAGTTCCAATTCTAACATTCGTAGTAAAAGTATTATTGCTTACAGCAAATGTTTCTCCGCTAGAGCCTGTTATATTATTTCCGTTATAGAATAAAAACATTTTTTGTGTCTGTGCGTTGAATGATGCAGCAACGTGTGCAAACTCGCGTTGACCAAATTGTTGTGTTTGTATATTAGTATTTGCACCATTAACTGTGGTGGCGACTCCTCCTACTGTACTTACAAATTTTAAACCACTTGCTCCATTCGCAGAAAATTGCATGAAATTTGAAGCATCTGTATTAATTGAAAATAGCTCTTGTTCTGGTAAACTCGATCCATTAACACGAATAAACATCTCAATGGTAAAATCACCCTCTTCAAATTTTAACCCATCTGTCACAGTTCCACTTTCTACAAAATCTGCACTCGCAACTTCAAGACTAGAGTTTCCGAAGTTTTTAACTTTTGCATTTAAATGTGTATCATTTTTAAAAGTAAGAGTCACTTCATCAGTGACAGATTTATTAGGCCTTCCTATGGTAGATGGATCGTCTAATACTTGATCTTCTTCTCCGTTAAACTCTGTTACCTGATAAACATTAGATAAAGGTAATCGAGATACCATAACAGAAGTTTTACCTCCGTCAAATATCTCTACGTAGTCATTGGCTAACACTTCTTGTCCAATATAATGCTCAACCATGCCTGTAGCATAGTTAATTACATTAGACAGTCTAGCATCAGCTGTAGTACTTGAAATTGAAAGATAATCTTTTACTTGGTCTAAGGTAACATAAGGATACTTACCCAAGTTTTCTTCTAATCTATCTGCCATAAGATTCGCCCTTCTTTACTTATTTGTCTTCTTCGTCATCTTCATCGTCCCAAGAATCTTCATCGTCATCCCAGTCCTCATCTTCTTCGTCATCCTCATCTTCATCATCCCAGGCTAACATTTCATCATCTTCGATGTCTTCGATTTCGTTATCCTCATCGCCATCATGGGGTCCTTCCCATTTAGCTAATTCTTCTTCTGCTAAGACTATACTGTAGCCTCTTTTATGTAACCATTTTCTGGCTTCTTCAATATCTTTAATATCTTCAGGTATAATACTGCTCATAATTTTCTCCTTAAATAAAAAGGGGAGGCTGCCCGCCTCCCCCTAAAGTAGTTAGTATATAACTAATTGCTATTAACCAGCTTCAATAGTACTTGCATATGGGTACTTTGTAGCATCCAATGCGTTACTTGCATTAGTAGTCAATGCTTTAAAGTCAAAACGTGTTGACATGTACATAGCAGTGACTTGCTGGCGTGGTTCATATTCACTCTCGATCTCGATACCACGTCTTTCGGCAATCATAAAGCCTGGCTTATATATAAGAGCACCAATGTCGTTACCAGTAGTACCAACATTATCTAAGAACTCTGTAATTGCAATCGGAATACCGTATACGGCACCAACTGAACCAGTTAAGTATGTTGCGTTCGGACCAAACTTATCAACAGTTTGGAAATCTGAAGTTGTTACTAAGTTATTATAACCTTCAATTGAAGTTAAGTAGACTAAGTCTGCGCCTAACTGAAGA